ATGGTGGAAACCACATAACTCTTCCTCCATTTGGTCCTCTCTCACAAAAAGGTAAATCGTTTACTGTATATCCAGGTAAGGTTGATGCTGCCCACGCTAAATTTTCAATAGATAACATGTATTTTTTAGCATAAAATCCATTTCCTTTTGGATTAGGTAAAATATTACTAGATCCAGGAAATTTTTCGTTTACAGTTCCATCTGACATTGGAGCCATATTAAGGTTCCAAGTATTTGTCATTACACTACTATCAAATTTTCTTATTCCTGTTCTTCTATATGATGTAGTACCTCCACTATAATATGGTTTTTTGGTTGTCTCTTTATATAATGGCATTGTATCTCCATAATTTAAATAAGGTCTATCTTTGGTCCAAACTCTTGCATATTCTATACCTATGTCTTTACCTGAATTATCTAAATAACGAACACCAGAACCCCTTGAAATGATAGTTCCTCCATCTTTAAAGTACTTACTAGTTTGATCTAAAATATGTCCAATATGAGATAAAGCATCTCCACCATTTTGTGGTTTAGAATCTAAAATTTCTTGAGTAATGTTTAATATTGATGATTTTCTAAAAGAATATTTAGTTGATAAACTATCATCGATTAAATTAGTTTTAACATTTTTAGATGTTTTGTTCTTACTTAACCAAGTTAAATTACCACCAATTGGTCCGTTTTCAATAACACTTTTTGTATTATGAAATAACTCGGTAGCAATCGGATCAAACATAAATGATAAGTAATAACTACTCCTCACAGGTCTTCCACTAAATAAATCTGTTGTAGCATTTTTTACATCGTTTGCTCTATCATCACCTATGTAAGCTATTCCTGATGGTGCCTCAACTCCTAATAAAGTTTTAACACCTTGTGCAACTAAACCTGGTATTTTACCCAAACCAGTTGACATTTGTGAACGAGCACTAGTTGTGTAATTAGGTGCATATCCATTAAAACTTAATAAATCGAATAATCTGTACTTTGATGAATCTCCCATGTTTTCAATCAAAATATCAGATGGTTTTCTTGAAGGTAAAGGTCTTCTTTGTATACCAACTATCGATCCTAAAACACCAGTTAAATCTTGCCATACTTTGGTTGTTGTTGAAACATCTGTAGGTCTAACATTTATGGGTGCTCTTGGATTTGATAAATAATCTCCTGGTATTGTACTGAATGGAAGTTGCGTTCCCGCTACCGTTTGTAAAAAATCGATTCCTTTACCAATTAAACTTTTTGAAGCAGTAATTTTATTATTACCTTCAACTAAAGGTTCTTTACCTCTTATAATATTAATTAATGTGGTGGTATTACCAGCTAATGCTTCTCCTATTTTATTTTTTGCGGTAGTTGCGGTATATAAATTCTGATTAATTCTTGCTAAAACAGGACCTTGTGGGTTAGTTCTTATATTTTTTGCGGCAAACTTAAATAATTCAGATTCAGTATCATAACTTTTTGTAGTCATAATACTTATTAAATTTTCATCAGTTGATACAAAATAAGGATATAAATTTAAATTTGCTCTTCTTGGTAAATCATTAATAGTATCTTTAACAAAATATTCATTTGGTTTAAATACATTAGAATTTTGTGGTATTAATAAATCGTTTGTTCTATTACCATCAACCTGAGGTAATAATAAATTTGGATTATCTCCTAAAGTTTGAACAGTATAGTTTTTACTTGTAAAAGTTTTAGGGGATGGACTTTTTCCATAAACAGGATCTAATGTCCTATTTAACATTTTATCCCTAAAATCTTTAGTAGCATCAAAATCTAGGTATTTTGGCATTATATTCTTTTATCTATAAATAGATAATATATGATTTTTAGTTTAATTATTAAACGCCATATACACTATCCCAACTATTTGGTAATTCTGTTGTATATCCGGCAGAAGTTCTATCAATTGAATAATTTTCTAATTCGTTTGATTTAGAAATTTTAAAAGTATGATAATGATTTATCGACGCATTACCCGCTTTAGCTCCTTCTTGTCTTCTTTTATTTTCCTTTTCAATTTCTATTTCATCATTTGTTTTCTTAGTATTTGTTGACATTCTTAACGCTTCCGCCGCACCGGATACGGATGTAATAAGATTATTTAATGATGTATTTAAGATGGTTGTACCTGATTTTAAAACATTGAGAGGTGTATCTATTACACTTTTTATGTAGTTTTCATCTTTAATAAATCTACTTTGTTCTTTTCTTAATTCTCCAATCCCTTTCACAAGAGGTAAAATTACTGGTAAATTACCTTCTTCTAACATTCTACCTTCTCTACCGAATAATTGTCTCTTCCCGTAAATAGTTAATGCCCTTGCAGTTGATTCAGTGTTATTTTGAATTTTAGCGGTCTCACTAAACATGTCTTGTGCTAATTCTGCGGGTGTTTTATTTTCAAGTTCTTTTTGATAACCTTTTAATATATTAACTTGTTGACTACTTAATTCACTTAATTTGATTTCATTATCTTTACCTACACCTAATTCCTTACCTAAAGAATCACTTAATGATTTTGGAATTACAATTTGTAATTCACCATCTTTCATTGATGACAGATTAGTAAGAAATTCTTTATCTTTATCATTAATATCAAAACCTTTAGATGCTAATGTTTCTCCTGCGGCAATTCTTTCATTTGCAGCAATTGCACCTTTTGCAAATTCTTGATATGATACACCTAATTGGGTTGCCATTTCTTTTGCTCTACGTAAATTAGCTCCTACAATTTCAAATCTTCCTTGTTCTTTATTATATGTAGCCAAAGTAGATGCTGCCCCTTGAAGTGCGTCTTGTAATCCTTCTACATTATTAGTAGCTAAATACATTAATTTTAATGGATCATTAAGATCTCCCACCGCACCACCTAACATTTGAATGTTTGCTGTCAAAGCAATTGCATCTTCGGGGTTCATAACTTTTTCTGCCACTTTGAATGTTTCTGCCATACTCATTCTAAATTCTGCCGCCTTTTGTACCATTCTATTTAAACCCTGAACTCCATTAGCAAATCCATATTCATTCAATTTACCAATATTATCTTTTAATTCTTGTGTTGTTTTTCTTGCATTCAAACCTAACGAAACAGATTTCAATCCGGCTATATTAATTTTATCTATTGTATCCGCAGCCCCATAACCTACTTTTTCAAATTCACCAAAAGCGTCAGTTAATTGGGGTAATGTCATACCAAAAGCACGAGCGGTATCAAATCCTTGTTCAAGAGTATTAGAAGCAATGATATTTAATTTAGCGGATTTATCTGCCAAATTAGTAATAGCTTCCGAAATATTACTAATATCATAACCCAACATTGCAGCCTTAGGTAAAGTTGATACAATTGATTCTCTAAAAGCTCGAGAATATTCACCTGACATACTCATACTTTCATTGATTTGAGTATGTAAATCAGATTCTAATTTTAATTGTTTTAAAATTGCATCCTGAATTTTAGAAGCGTCAGCTAAATCCGCTTCAGTTTCTATACCTGTTTTAAATTGGTCAGATATTTGTGAAATTTTTGAATTACCTGATCCGTTCTTTATAATATCATATGGATTCGTTATTGAACCTGTTTGTGTATTACTATTGTTTGTATTAGATCTATTATTTAAAGTGAAACTACTTTTAGGTGCATTTTTTAAAGTATTAAATGTACTATCTCCTTGAGCACCTCCATCACTTACATATGCTTTTGATGCATCGTCTCCATTTGTAAAATTATTATAATAATATGAAATTGGTCTAGCTGACATACATATAAATACAATTATTTAGTATTTTCCAATTCAATTATGTAATTAACGTAATATTTTCTTAAATAAACAGGCATAGTTAAAATATCTCCGTATGAGAATCCTTTTTTAACTAAAAATAAAATTTCATCTAATTGTGATTTTTTATACTCCGTAGAAAGGGCGAAAAAATTCTACCCCAAATCCAATGTTAACTTGGATATTTTCTCCTGATGGGGTTGTTACTGTTTGGGTTAAATCTAAACCGGGTTTATTATCTTGTATAAATTTTCTAAAATCTTGGGAATCTTTAATTGGCATCATTTCAATAAAACTTCTAATTTTTAATGCATCCTTTGTACCACCAATTGATTTGATCATCATTTCAAGTTGTTTTGTAATGATTGGTGCCACACCGTTACCATTCCAATTTTCTTTTATTTTTTCTATTTCATCTTCTTGTTTTCTAGTCAAAAATTTAAATGTAATATCAATCTTACTTTTTTCTAAATAATAACTATATTCTCCATCCGCATTTTCAGATAAATTAAAATCTTTAATTTTCAAAGTTTCTAAATTAATTGTGGTATTAAATTCTTTATCTGTTTTAGGATCAAATGTTGTTAAAATATATTCAGAACCAAAAGCAGTATTTCTTAAAAAAATTAAAATTGCTTGTCTATCTTCCTCTACTATTTCATCAATTGGAAAATCTCTATCCAATATTTTTCTTTTAAGTAATTCAGGAATAACTGTATTTGTATTAAGGAAACTAGGAGAGGAAAGAATATTTTCATCAGAAGCGGTTAAGTATGCAACTCTAACTGATTTTCTTTTATTTGTATAATGTATACCTTTACTTGGTAATTCTACCACATCGTAAGATATTGTTGGGTCTATTTTTAATTCGTCCATAATATTATAATTTACTTAATAACTAGTTCAAAGTAAAGTTTTTAAAAAAGAAAAACCGATAATCTTTTGAACTATCGGTTTTTGTATATGAAAATTTGTAATATTAATATATTAAAATACATCTATCCATTCTTAAAGATGCACTGATATTAGCCAATTCATCTCTATTATAATCTAATTCACCAAAGTTCAAATCAGTTAAAAAACAGTTTTCTAATAACCATTTTTCAACTACAACTCCTGTTGGGTCTAACATTTCCAATTCTACATCTTTTTTATAACCGGCAGCATATCCCATACGACCTGTTACTGATTCAGCATGTAAACGGAACCATTCCATTAATGCTTGAGAAGCTGAAGGTCCAATTGGGTCTCTAAAAGTTACTTTAATTTCATTCCATTCAAATCTACCAGCAACGTATGTGGAAGTATTCAAAAATGGAATAGGTACTGAGGTAATTTTAGCACTCGGTCTAGCCGCAGCAGACACATACCATTCGTTTATACCCAGAGATGAGTTAAATCTTACGATAAATCGGTTGACCCTTTTAGGTTCGTAAGGTGTCGGCATTTTCATTAATAAATCGGCCATATTTGTGTTTGTTAAATTTTGTTAGTTATTTACTTTCTTATAAATATATCCAAATATAAAATAAATTTATTTTAGATTAATTATATGAAAAAGGTTGTTTATGTCAATTATTTTTCGTAGTTTTTTACAGGACCCAGTATCTAGTTCCAGTTTAATACTCTACTTTAATAAATAATATATCATTAATAAATACTAGTATATCTAGTTCTAGTATTCTGGGTAAAGTATAAATATTTTTTTGTTATACATATGTTCCACGTGGAGCATTAAAAAAGGGTACCATTTCTGAT